TACGGTGCGGACGTACAGCGTGTACTTCTACAACGGCAGCAGCCTGCTCCAGACGGTCAACAACGTGCCCTACGGCGGCAGCGCGACCTATACGGGCAGCACTCCGACCTACACCGGCACCGATGCGGATGATTACGAGTTCAGCGGGTGGAGCCCTGCACCGACGGGCATCACCGGCAATACTTCCTGCTATGCGCAGTTCAAGTACAACGGCTATGTGTACACCAAGCTGATTGATCGCAGTATCACGGAGTACGAGAGCGAGAGCTTGACCGTCGTGGGTGACTATGCTTTTAGTCAATGCAAGAACCTTACTTCGGTTAGCTTGCCGAATGCAACGACGCTCAAGACACAATGTTTCTACTATTGCAAAAAGCTGGAAAGCGTGAGCGTGCCTTCTGTGACAGATGCTGGCGAATATGCGTTTGGCAATAACTATAAACTGACGATAATCGACATGCCATCCTTGGAGACCATACACTCCAAACAGTTCTCAAATTGCACTGCTCTTAAAGCGTTGATTCTTCGCAGTGAGACGATGGTCACCATGACCGGCAGCAATGTTAATGGCCTGGGTACGCTTAATTACCAGGCCTATATCTACGTGCCGACTGTTCTTATGGAGGCTTACAAGGAAAGTTGGACGTGGTATGGAGAAAACAACAGGTTCCGTGCCCTGGAGGATTACACCGTGGACGGTACGACCACCGGCGAGCTGGATGAAAGCAAAATCTAAGGAAGGAGGGAAAGCTGCATGAGTACATTTGTAAATACCGTTGATTTGGTTGGCGATGAGGCTTTGACCAACAGCATCATTGACCGCAGCATCACGGAGCTGGCGGATAACATTTCGACCACCATCGGAAGCAGCGCATTTCGTGGATGTAATGCCTTGACAACGGTCAACTTCCCGAATGTGACCTCCGTCGAAAATGCTGCCTTCTACGAGTGCACCGCCCTGACCAGGGCTGACTTTGCCTCCTGCGTTGTATTTAATAACAACGTCTTCTACGGGTGCAAGGCCTTGACGGCTTTGATTCTGCGCAGCGCGGCGGTCTGCACGCTCGTAACCACGTCCGCGTTCAGCCAAAGCAGCCTCGCCCCCGGCATCGCCACCGGCTACATCTACGTGCCGCGCGCCCTGGTGGACACCTACAAAGCGGACGAAAAGTGGAGCTATCACGTCAACCAGATTCGCGTCATCGAGGACTACCCGGAAATCTGCGACCCGTACACCTGGGAGTCGGTATTCAGGGCCATCGACAGCGGCACCTACGCCTCCGTGTACAAGGTGGGCGACATGGTGCCCCTTGACCTGGGTGACGAGGGCATTGTCAACATGCAGATCGCGGGCATTGACGTGGACGACAAGGCGGACGGCTCCGGCAAGGCTCCGATCACCTGGATCAGTAAGGAGCTGCTGAATACGGGCCAAAGGTGGAATCCAGACCTTGTGACCAACGACGGAACTCGCCAGGAAGGCACCGGCGCGGTTGGCGGCTGGGAGAAGTCGGAACTGAGGGCGTATATGCAAGACACCATCAAACCGATTATCCCTGAGACGGTGCGCAACAGGCTGGTGTCTGTAAGCAAGACGCAGCTCGCCTATGACACGGCTGGCACCCAATTCACGCAGACGACCGCGGACGATGTGTGGGTTCCGAGCAACGCAGAACTCTTTGGGGGAAGCAGTTTGTATTATCCGCTGTTCGAGGATAGTAATGAGAAAAGAATCAAGTGCAAAGTCGGCAAATCGAGTGGTTCTGATTGGTGGCTTCGCGATGGCTCTAATGTATCGTACGCGTTGTGCACCACCAAATATGGCGCTATAAACTACTATGCTTTCTCTTATGTCAAAGCAACGGCGCTGGCTCTCGGCTTCTGCACCTGACGAAAGGAGAATGACCCATGAACGATCTGAAAATGATCCTGACGGACGGCACAGAGCTGTCCCTTGACGCATTCGGCCTGCCCATGCACGCCGTGATGACCTTGTGGACGGAGGAGAAGCTGCTTTCCATCTGGAAGCAGCTCACTCCCCTCAACCTGGGCACGGTGGACATCCAGCAGGACGGCGTGACCGTGTTCAAGTTTGCGGGCGGTCAGCTCGACGGTGTGCAGACCGTGACCAACGGCAACGGCAGCATGACCGTGCACTTCTACATGTCCGGCGTGCGACTGGAGACCGGCACCGACACCGATCAGGAATACGTGACCGCGGCGAAGATCATGCTGGGCGAGGAAGAAGGCCAGCATGATGTGCTGCCCGAAGGCGAGGAGGCGTGAGCATGAGCATCATTGAACGCGCCCGGCAGCTCCGGGCAGTCATTGAGCAGAACGCCCAGACGATGACCGACGCTGCGGCGCTGGAAACCCCTGAGCTGTTTCCGTATTGGAAAGAGTTGACGACCTACACCACCGGCCAGCGCGTGCGCTACGGCGACGTGCTGTACAAGGTGCTGCAGGATCACACCTCGCAGGCCGGGTGGAATCCCATTGCGGCCCCCAGCCTGTTTGCCAAGGTGCTGATCCCGGACGAGGACACGATCCCCGCCTGGGAGCAGCCTGACAGCACCAACCCCTACATGAAGGGCGACAAGGTGACCCATGACGGCGTGACCTGGGTGTCTGACATCGACGGCAATGTGTGGGCTCCCGGCGTGTATGGCTGGTCGCCCCTGATCTGATCTGTTCCTTCCGCCGGAAACGGCGTTGGAAAATATGATGTCAAGGAGTGGTGAACCATGAAACTGAAAATCCGGTATCCCTGCTGGAGGTGGTAGCGAATGCCTGAAGTGATCGACAACCTGGAAAGCACCGACACCACCGCGGCGCTTTCTGCAAACCAGGGCCGCGTGCTGCGTGAGATGATCGAAAACGTGGCAACCGAAGCGGACATTGACGCGATCTTCACCGAACCGACCGTATAAGAAGGAGAAAAGAACTATGCTTATCAATCTTTCCCTGCTGACTCGTTTCTGGCAGAAGGCCAAGGCCTACATCGACAACGCCCTGAACGGCAAGTCCGACACCAACCACATGCACGACTATTCCGAGCTGATGTCCCTGCCCACCATCCCCACCACCGTGGCGGAGCTGTCTGACGCGGGCCAGTACGCCAAGAAGGCCGACATGACCAACGTCTACAAGTACAAGGGCTCCAAGGCCACCAAGGCCGAGCTGCCCGCCTCCGGCAATACCGCCGGTGACGTTTGGAACGTCGAGGCCGACGGCATGAACTACGCCTGGAACGGCACCGAGTGGGACAACCTGGGCACCATCCTGGAAGTCGCCACCGAAGCCCAGATCGACGCGATCTTCGCCTAATCGGAGGGATAAGGTATGGCGCTTATCAATCTCGAAGGGCTGTCCCATTTCTGGGCGAAGCTGAAGCAGCAGCTTGACAGATCGGCAAGCGCCGACCTTTCCAATGTGAGTGCTGCTTCCTTCGCTCAGAAGATGCGCGAGGCTGAGCTTGCTTCCATCTACACCGCCGACTCCGCTGACGGCGTTGCCTACACGGTGACGATTCCCGGCGTGACGGAGCTGCAGCACGGCATGCGCATCATGATCAGCCCCAGCCGCAACTCCGCCTCCACGACTCCCACGCTGGATGTGAACGGACTTGGCGCGCACGGCATTCGCCTCCCGCTGTCCTTCAATAACGTGGCGACCACGATGCCTCGCCTGGCAACGTTCTTCTCCGCTGGCAAGCCTCTGCTGCTGATGTACGACGCGAACTATGCGCACGGTCAGTGGAAGGCTGTGGAGAAGCCCCGCGTTTCCGCGCAGGACTTGTACGGCACCGTCCCCGTGGAAAGTGGCGGCACGGGTGCAACTACGGCTGAGGGCGCTCTGGAAGCGCTCGGCGCGGTCAGCCAGCTCGAATTCGACGAGGTTGTGACCGAACTGAGGAACAAGATCGCAGCGCTCGAAGGTAACTCCTGACATCATGACATCAGGGCACCATTCATTCGGATGGTGCCTTTTCCTATGGAGAAGTACCCAAGTGGTGAAGGGGCCTGTTTGCTAAACAGGTAGGGCGGGCAACCGCCGCGGGGGTTCGATTCCCTCCTTCTCCGCCACATGCGGTTGTAGCTCAGCGGTAGAGCAACGGACTTTTAATCCGTGGGCCGTGGGTTCGATCCCCACCAGCCGCACCAGGGGAGAAAAAGAGGCCGGTACCAACGGCAACGCACGGGGCGTAACCCGTCTCCCCACATGCCGTCGTAGAGAATTGGCATATCATCCTGATTCAAAATCAGGCGTTTGTGGGTTCGACTCCCACCGACGGTACCACCACGGGCCGGGAACCCCGTGGATCTTCTTGCGCCTCCTTTCATATAAGCCGTGGCCTGTAAGCAGCGGCTCCGTTCCCTGTTCTATAACATAGAACACAGCGGCCCCAGTGCAATTCTGGCAGGGCATTGACTTCGGTGGACGCAGGCAGGCGGACTCATTTCGTGGACGCATGGCTGTGTACTCATAAATATGTGGGCCTGTGAGAACACAGGAACTCAAAAACAAGGAGGAATCCCAATGTCTGAAGCAGCAACGACCAACACCCCGGCGACCAACACTCCCGCGGCAGAGCAGTCGACCAATACGGCGGCCAGCAATTCTGCGGCAGAGCAGCAGCCCCAGGGCGAGAACAAAGGCAGCAACATCGAGGAGCTGATCCAGAAGGCCGTCGATAGGGCGACCAACAAGCTCGGCAACGAGAACAAGAAGCTGCGCGGCGAGATCGAAAAGCTCCAGAAGGCCAACATGGATGCTGACGAGCTGAAAAACTTCGAGCTCTCCGAGAAGGAAAAGGAGATCGCTGAACGTGAGAAGGCGCTGACCGAAAAGGAAAACCGCCTTATCGCCATCAAAGCGATCAAGGAAGCCGGTCTGGACGACGGCAGCGATGCTTCCCTTGAAATCGTCGATCTCGTCATGGCCGAGGACGAGAAGGGCATCAAGGAGCGCGTCACCGCCCTCAACAACCTGGTCACCCGCCTGGTTAAGTCCCAGGTCGAAGCTCGTTTCAAGGATGCAGGCCGCACCCCTGGCGTGGGCACCGACACCGCCTCCAATGCTGGCGGCGAGCACGACTACGCCACCCGCAGCGGTAAGAATGCTGCTGCGGTCAATCAGAAGTCTCGGTCTATTCTCGACTCTTATGGACTCGGAGGTAAATAATCATGAAATTTGCTACCCATGCAGTGACTCCCAAGAAGGAAATCCTGCACAACGACCATTACATCGCCATTCCTTTTGACTGTTCCGGCATCCAGGCGAACGATCAGGGCATCATCCCCGCTGGCACCATCGTGCCCACCAATGACGCGAATGCCATCGGTGTCCTGCTGTCCGATGTCGTGAAGGCGGACGACCCCAACGGCACCGCTGTCATCCACGGCTTCATCAAGAAGTCCAAGCTGCCCGTGGCTCCCGCTGAGGGCGTGTCCATCCCCATGATCAAGTTCATGGACTAATCTGGTAACAGGAGGAAAACAACATGAAACTGCATAACGTTTTTAACGCGAAAGCGATTGCTCTCAACTATACCGAAGCTGCGAGCAACAAGCAGGCATACCTGGGCGGCGGCTTCTTCCCCGATCAGAAGAAGGCTGGCCTCGATCTGAAGTGGTTCAAGGGCCACCGCGGCGTGGCTATGTCCCTGATGCCTTCTGCCTTCGATGCGAAGTCCACCTTCCGTGACCGCGTGGGCATCTCCTTCGCTGAGACCAAGATGCCCTTCTTCCGCGAGTCCATGCTGGTGAAGGAGGAAGACGAGCAGGAGATCATGCGCTGCAAGGATTCCAACGATCCTTATGCCGCCGCCATCCTGGACAACATCTTCGACGATACCCGCACCCTGGTGGACGGCGCGAACGTCGTGCCTGAGCGCATGCGCATGCAGCTGCTGGCTCCCCTTGAGGGCAACGTCGGCATCGAGATCGCTGCCAACGGCGTGAACTACGCCTACAACTACGACCCTGAAGGCACCTGGAAGAAGGAGCACTTCATGAAGATCGAGTCCGCCGGGGACATGTGGAACGCTCCCGAGACCTGCGATCCCCTGGCTGACATCGAGGCCGCCCTGGATAACCAGGAAGCTACTTCCGGCAACCGTCCCGAAGTGCTGCTGATGTCCAAGGCCACCTTCAAGATGATCAAGGATTCCAAGCGCGTCCAGTCCGGCGTGCTGGCCCAGAACGTGACCGCCAACGTCTTCTACACCGACGCGCTGGTGCAGAATTTCGTGCAGGATGCGCTGAACATCCGCATCGTCATCTACACCAAGAAGTTCAAGGACGAGGCTGGCGACACCAAGGCCTTCTATCCCGACAACATCATCATGATGCTGCCCAACGGCTCCGTCGGCAAGACCTGGTACGGCACCACTCCTGAGGAGCGCACCCTGGCCGGTTCCGGCGAGGCCAACGTCGCCATCGTCAACACCGGCGTGGCCGTCGCTGTGACCATCACCAGCGATCCCGTCAACACCAAGACCACCGTTTCCGAAATCGTGCTGCCTTCCTTTGAGCGCATGGACGAGTGCTACGCGCTGCAGGTCGTCAGCGAGTAAGCGGAAGCGAACAACCACATGAAAGGAGGGCGCTGACATGCCCAAGTTTGGTTACGCTGTGAAGTACAACGGCAAGTATTATCCCGCTGGCGCTGACATCCCTGAAGTCGCTCCGGCGGAGGAAACCCCGTGGAAGTACGAAGGCCCGGAGACCTCCGGCGAGGAAGCCGCGCAGAAGGCCGCTGAGGCCGCACAGGAGCCCGCGGAGGAGGAAACCGAAGCAACTGCCGAGGAAGAAGTGGAGGCCCCTGAGAAGGCCACCAAGCGCCGCAAAAAGGGTGATGCGTGATGAACGCTGACATCCTGAAAGCGACTGACATCCCCGTCACCGGCGACGCAATGGCCGTGCTGCAAGCGGAAGCGGCCCTGGACTGGATGCTGGAGCACACCACGCTGACGTTCCGCAAGGACGACGCGGAGAGCATCAAGGCGCTTCCTGCATGTGCGAAGCTGTTCGTGGTCAAGTATTCCGAGGCACTGAGCCTGCGGGAGGGCGTAGCGAGCCAGAGCATCGAGGGCCTGAGCATGTCGTTCGACACGACGAACAAGGCCAACCTGCTCTGGCAGCTCGCCCACAACCTGCTGGATGGCTACCTGAAATCCACTGTGCGGGTACACCCTGCCAAGAGGCGGTGGTAATCCGTGGGCATGAAGGTGAAACACACCACCAAGAAGGACGGCTTCCCCGACATGATCAAGAACCTGGAGATGATCAAAGGAAGCGGCATTGAAGTCGGCGTGATTAAAGGCGAGCACAAGTGGCTTGCTGGAATCCACGAATACGGCTGCAACATCGAGGTTACGCCTAAAATGCGGGCCTATCTGCGAGGGCGTGGGTTGTACCTCAAAAAGTCGACCACGCACATCCATATCCCTGAGCGCGCCTTCCTGCGCACCGGCTACGACAAGAACCGTGCTGCTGTGATGGCGAAGGCCACCAGGCTCCTGGGCGATGTGGCGGCCGGGAAAATGACTGCCCGCGGCTGTCAGCAGGCGGTTGGCATGGAGCTGTCCAGCAAGATCAAGGATCACGCGGTCGGCATGCCTCCCGGAAACAGCGGTTTCACCATCGCCAACAAGGGCAGCAGCAACCCGCTCGTGGATACCGGCGACATGATCGGCGGCATCTCCTGGAGGAAAGCGAAATGAGCAGACAATACTTTGATTTTTCCGGCCTGATCCTGGACTTCTCCAACAAGTTCGAGGTCATCACCCACGCGGATGGTGGCTATGACGAGGCGGGGGACTGGAAGGACGGGCAGGAGGTGCGCGAGGAAAAGACTGGCGCGATCATCGCCTACAAGGAAAGCAAGGTGTTCCGCTCTGAGGGCAAGATCACCAAGAAGGACAAGCGGCTGTTCATGCAGCAGCCGCTTCCTGATGCCCTTATGGGCGCGTCTGTGGTCTACAAGGGCCAGAAGTACATGATTGAATCCGAGCATGAAAATGCCGAATTTACGGGCGTGTACAGCTACTTCCTGCGGTACGACAGCGCCTTCGGGGAGGTATCGTCCAATGCTTGACCTGCATTCCATCCGGGCCACGCTCTTTTCCGGGCTGAGCAATCACCTGGGCATCAAGATGATCCGCAGCGATCAGACCGGCCCAGCGCCTGCCTATCCATACGGAACGGGCAAGGCGACCACGCCAGCAGCGGCTAACAAAGGCACCTGGCAGCAGCACGAGGACGGCATTGACCGCCTCATGGTGCGCAGCATTTGGAGCCTGTCATTCCTGTCAAAAGACTATGACGAGAGCGTCATGCTGGCAACCAAGGCGATGGAGTGGATCACCCACACCGGGCGCGTCTGGCTGTCTGATCACGGCATCACCGTGCAGAGCGTGACCGACATCACCAACCGGGACAACATCTTGACCATGGGCTACGAAAGCAAGCATGGCTTCGATGTTGTCCTTTATGTTTACCTCGAAGCGGAAAATCCGTCGGCAACGACGGGCTACATTGAGACCGTGCAAGTCTCTCATGAACTGAAAACCTAATCAAGGAGGAATATCTCATGGCTTATGACGTGAAGGTACACATCGACCTTGCGAAACCCATCGGCCAGCTCGGCTTCGGCGTTCCGCTGATCCTGCTGGAGAATGCGGACGCTGATGTCGAGTACACCGTGGTCTCCAACACCGACGAAATTGTTGAGGCGGGCATTGCCAACACCAGCATCGCCTACAAGGCCGCGCAGCTGCTCTACTCCCAGGCCAATGCGCCCAAGCAGATTGCCGTATGTGCAACCACCGGCGCTGCTACCGCTGCCCTGGCTGATGCTCTGCTGGTCGATAAGGGCTGGCGGCAGCTGATCGTCGTCAACGCGGGCGAGGCTGCCAGCACTCCTGCTGCCATCAGCCAGCTGGTTGAGGCGATGGACGGCAAGCTGTACTTCGCCGGTCTGCCTGCGGACGACAGCACCGAGATCACCGTGTCCGGCCTGCGCCGCACCATCCTGTTCTACTGCACCCCGACCGCTGACTGTCCCGTCCCCGTGGCTGCTCTGGTCGGCGAGACTGCGGGCCGCGCTGCCGGTTCTTTCACCTACAAGAACCTGATCCTGTCCGGCATTCCTGCGCAGGATTTGACCGAGACCGAGATCGAGGCGATCCATGCCAAGGGCGGCATGACCTTCGTCTCCAAGGCTGGCGACAACGTGACCAGCGAGGGCAAGGTGGCCGGTGGCGAGTACATCGACATCATCGACTGCGAGGACTACATCATCCAGCAGCTCGCTTACAAGACCCAGAAGGTGCTGAACAACGCCTCCAAGGTCGCCTTTGACAACAACGGCATCGGCCTGCTGGAGAGCGTGGCGGTTGACGTGCTGCAGAATGCCTACAACCAGGGCATGATCGTCACCAACACCGACGGCACTCCCGGCTACAAGGTGTCCTACGCCAAGCGCGAAGACACCAGCGAGACCGACCGTGCCAACCGCACCTACCTGGGCGGCAGCTTCTCTTTTGCTCTGACCGGCGCGATCCACGAGGTCGAAATCACCGGCAGCATCACTGTGTAAGGAGGTAAAAAGGCATGAACGTTGCAACCTATGATGCGAAGGATACGTCCATCATCGTCAACAACACCTACATCACCGGCCTGGGTGAGGACATGATCTCCGCCGAGAAGGACGAGGACTTCTTCTCTGCCTCCGTCGGCGCTCAGGGCGATGTGGTCAAGTCCCAGATCAACAACACCCTGGGCACCGTGACCATCACCATTCAGTGCACCAGCCCTCAGAAGCAGTTCCTTATGGGCCTGGCGAAGGTGACTGAGCCCTTCCCGCTGTGGTGCATCAACAAGAAGCTGGGCGAGCGCGTTGGCGGCACCAAGGCGAACCTCAAGAGCTTCCCTTCCATCGAGCGTGGCGCTGAGGCCGCTGACATGGAGTTCGTGTTCACCGTTTTCGACCTGACCGTCGAAGGCACCAACTAATCACCACGCCGGGGGCGATGACCGCTCCCGGCTTTCAACTTTGACCTAAAATATGAGGAGGAATATCAAAATGGCTACCAGCAAGTTCTATCAGGTTAAGAAGGAAATCGGCGGCAAGGAATACATCGCGCAGTTCGGCGGCATCTCTCTCGCGCTGAAGGCGCTGGACTCGTCCTACATTGAGGGCACTTCCAACACCAGCGTGGAAAAGCTGGCCGAGTATCTTTTCGAGCATGTCATCGTCGAGCCCAAGGGTCTGACTCCTGACGACTTCGACAACCTGGAAGATTTCAACAAGGTCATCTCTTTCGCCCGTGGCGTGATGCAGGGTGATTTTCGAGAGAAAACTGACGAAAACGCAGCTGCGAAAAAGGGCGGAAAGTAACTGGAACTTGTGGCGGCTTGTACTGTCTGACCGAGGCTTCGACTATCAGACGGTGTTTGGTAAGCCCTTCATGTCGCCTCAAGATGTAGACGAGGCAAACATCGCCTTGGACATGCAGATTGAGGCGGAAAAGCGCGCGGCGAAGAAGAAGCGGTAGGCATGACCTGCCGCTCCTTTTTCTCGTCCGCGAGCAAAGGGGGGATTGACTATGGCGGCTGTACGCGAAGATGTCGTGAAAATCGGCTTCGACGTAGACATGGCCGAACTCAAAAAGCTGAACGGAGCGCTGGATGACACCAAGCAAATCCTGACCGGCGGCATGGGAAATGATGCTTTCGATGAAATGGTCAAAGAAAGTAAAAAAGCCGCCGAAGGTGTCGAAGGAATCAAGGAAGGCTTGGATGGCATCAAGCCGGACGGCCTGGAAGATACCAACGATGCTCTGGGCAAGACCAAGAAGGAAGGCGAGAAGGCTCACGACAAGTTGAAGCAGATCGCCAATCAGAGCTTCGGGAAGGCGGTCTCCGGCCTGAAAAGCATCGTAACGACGCTCGGCAAGGTCGGCATCGCAGCAGGCAAGATGCTTGCCAAGGGCATTGCTGCTGGCGCTGCTGGCGTTGGCGCTCTGGTCGCACAATCCGTAAAGAATTATGCGGACTATGAGCAGCTGGTCGGCGGCGTTGATACCCTTTTCAAGGATAGCTCTGGCACCGTTCAGAAGTACGCTGACAATGCGTTCAAAACGGCAGGCCTGTCCGCGAATGATTACATGAGCACCGTCACGTCGTTCTCCGCGTCCCTGATCCAGTCTCTCGGCGGTAACACCGGGGCGGCGGCAGAGCTGGCGAACATGGCGATCATCGACATGTCGGACAATGCCAACAAGATGGGCACCGACATGGGCTCCATCCAGGATGCATACCAGGGCTTTGCCAAGCAGAACTACACCATGCTCGACAACCTGAAGTTGGGCTATGGTGGCACTCAGGAGGAAATGAAGCGCCTGCTGGCCGACGCTCAAAAGCTG